ATAGCACCAAGCAGAGTGCAGATCACCGCAGAAGTTTTGGCAACCTGATCCGCATAAGGCCATCCCCAGATCACAGCCAGACCGACATAAGCTGTGGTCAGAGCCGGGATCACGATGACAACGAGCCACTTGAGGATATCGTAAGTTTTGTTACTGAGTGAATTCATGCTGATCTCCTTTCAATTCCGTCCAATCGTCTGTCAATATCTTGCATATGCTGTTTGATCGCAGGTATGTTCTCGGCAAACATCTTGGCATATTGGTTGTGAGACTGAATATCCGACTTCATGACGGTGATCTCAGTCTTCATGACAGCCATCGCTTTGTCCAGTTCTGCCTGTTGTTTTCTGCTTGTGCTTATGATCGCAAGAACAGACCCCAACAGGCTCAAGCCCCCGGTGATAAGTGCAACTAATACTGCTTCGCTCATCTTCCTTTTCTCCTCATGTTACCCCTAATTTGTCCCATAGCGGCTTGTCGCAGATACCATCCGCTTCAAGACCATAATACGTTTTAGCTCTGTTAACTGCCGCCTGTGTGATCGGCCCGAAGTATCCGTCAGCTTTGCCGCTGTTGAAGTTTCGGACATTCAAGTGGCACTGCAAGAGCTTCACCGCTTCAAAGTAATTGTCGGGATCATACTTAAGCAACGGTGGAGTCCAACTGTGATCCTCTTTTAGCTGTTCCGCTTCTTCCTTCTGCGGTTCTGACTGAGGATCACCGCTGTTGACGATCTTGCCGTTCACCACAACGACCCACGGCTTTTCCCAGATTTCAAGTGCCAGTTCCCAATTTGGCGTTCCATACCCGGCAATGCTTCGATTGCTTGTCTCATAGGTTCTGCGACCGACAGAGTCTGAAGTGTTGCCCTCGACCGTGGTTATTGTGTTGCCATTGACTTCGACCACGATTCCTGTGTGGCTGTATTCTCCCGGACTATAAGAAAAGAACACCTGATCTCCGACTCTCGGATTTGTGCGGTGAAAAGCGTTGTTTTGCTTGTAATACCCGGCACTGTACAAGCACCCAGCCCCGGCAGACTGCTTCGGTTGGTAGAGCATTTCTCTACCCTTCTCCTCACCGAATGTTTTGGCAAAGCACCAATCGACAAATACATCACACCACGCATAGCCGTTCTTTTTGCCGTTGTAATAGTCCGGGATCGAATCCAAATCTCTGGCATACTTCGTCCAGTTATTGCCACCGCTGTTCCCGGTCGGATCGTCAAGATTCGCATTGGATGCTTTCTCATGGTAACCGACTTCTGACTCAGCCAGAGCCACCACAGCTTTTATTGCTTCTTCTTTGGTCATGATTCGCCCCTCAGAATCTCGTCAATGAATGCTTCAAGTTCGTCTCTCGTTATCATTGTTCCGTACCTCTCAAAAAGAGTGGCGGTTGTAACTGTGTGCCTCGGAGAGGGCTGAACAGAAACTGGCTCCGAAATTTTGACACATAACTGAGCCGCCGCAGTTTAAAGTTGGCTTTAATTTGACATATATAGCACAGATACAGCACCATCAGAAAATGTCTGTGGAGAAGCATCGCTTGCGTTAATTATTCTCAAGCGGAGATTTGTTGCCGTTGTAAATGCCGCATACAGCAGCGCACATCTTGTTGTGCCGTTTATCTGCCAGTTTGAAACTCCTATTGGTGTATATCCGCTTTTCGTAACATTAATGTTAACATCATAATATGCTGATGCGGCTAATGAAGAACCAGGAAATGTGAAGTTTTCTCTTATGATTCTCGTTGACTTTGAAATTTTGTCTACTGCCATCAGAGGGTCACCCCTTACTTACCAATATCTGGAACAATCGTGCCATCCCAGACTTCAGGAAGTCTTACGGATGCTCCGTTGCTATCGTTGATGTAGGCACACACATAGTCGCAGGTTTCTTTTTTCCCATAACCCCAAGCGGTGAACTCGTTGTGCATCGCAAGGATTGCCGCATCACGATTGTCAAAAATCTGGATGCCCTTGGTGAAAGTGCCGCCATCACGATGGATTGTCGAGACGAAATACTGAAGTTCCATTTTTAACTCCCCCTATCAGTTTTGTTTTAATACGAAGGTTGGCTTGAGATAAAATGCCGTGGAATTGCTTGTCAAGGTGTACCGCCACTGTCCTGCGGCTGTTTCGATTTCGATGTCGCAAGGCGGTGAATTCTCCGGGATTGCTCCATCGCCGTTCCTCAGCCCCCAGTTTCCGACAACGTGGTTCGCTGTTAGACCTGTCAGTGCGATCCATGCACTTGTGCCTGTCGTGCTTGAGGTGATCGTCTGTTCTGCCGCTTCAAGCACCACATTGCTCAGTGCCGCCTGCGCTGTGGTCATGTCGGACTGAAGCGTGTCGATGTCATCTTCTGTCGCTTGGATGTGGGCTTGGATGCTCAGGTTGTCCGCTGTCGGCACGTTATTAGCAGTCAGTGCGACATTGCCGTTGATGTCAGGACTCTGCCCATTGACGGACGAGACAGCACCAGTGCCGTCTATTCCGTATCTGCTGACGGAGTAGCTCGTCACGGTTGAACCATCGTTGAAATTCAACTGTGTCCTCGTCCATAAGAAGTTGCCCGGAGTCACGCTCGGCACGTTTTCCGACCAGCTCCCGGACGGAACGATTGTCCCGGATGTGCTTTCCATGTAGGTGACTGACTGGGACGAGATCGAAGCCGCCGCACCTGTCTCGCCAGTTTCGCCACGAACCTTGACCCATGTGTACGCACTGACAGTTGTCGGTGGTGTCGTTGCTGTACCTGCGTATACTCCCATCCATTCATCAGGCTGAGATGTGGTGTCCGACCATGAAGACGGCTGAACGTGAGCCCATCTGAAGTAGATGAATGTCTGAAGCCCGGTGTCACCCTTCAAGCCGTTGGTCACCGTGAAGGTTGTCGTTGTGGTGTCTGCCATCGAGATGGTGTAAGTGTCCACCACAGGATCAGTGCCGCTTGAGCTTGTTTTGGTGATGCTCTGAATGCCACCATGCCCATCAAGGGATGTCGCAAGCAGGTTGACCAGCGTTTGCCCGGTGATCGCTTCTGCATCGCTGTTGGCATAGTTTCCAACGACCAGACGGTCATTGGATGCGAAGGTTGTTTGCAGTGTTAATTCAAATATGCTCTTGTCTGCCATTTACTTTTCCTCACCATCCTCTTGGTTGATGATCTGAGTCAATGCGTTGATGCACCCAAGGAGCTTGCTCATGTTGTCAGAACCGTGAATCTCAACGCTTTCAAGGGTGTTAATGACTGCTTGAATTATTTCTTTCATATCAAAACCATGTCAAAAAGTTTCCAAGTTCCGAAGAATGGTAAAATGCGATTCTCCGACCTGCAAGAACTATGTTCTGCGCTTCTGCCATCTTTGCCGAAACTAAATCGGAAGTGATGTAATTTGCCGTGATGTAATTCGCTTCAATCGTGTCCACCTTGATTGCAACATTCTTCAGATTGCTGTCAAGGCTACCGAGCGAACCGTAATTCACACCGCCACCACCGCCACCAGAATAGGACAGCCCGGACGATACCGAACCACCGCATCCTCTCAAGCTCCCTGTGTAAGAGCTTTGACCATTCTGCACAGACAGACTTCCGAATGTCCCTCTGTTAGCGGTCAGGTTTCCGCTTGAATCGACTTTGAATCCGCTCCCCAAGCTGATTCCATCCGTCCCGACATAAACACCACTTGCGTTGCTATTGTAGCTTGATTTCCCGGCATACAGTTTGCCAGATTGGATCGTGAAACCGTTCTGACCGCCGATGTACCCGGCATCAGCTTTGATTGTGCCTTTGATTGTCAAGCCGCTTGGAGTAAAGCTGAACAGGTCACTGCCGTCTGCACGGACTTCACCGTTGTTGATATAGAACCCTCTGGAAGTCAGCGACCATCCGAAAGTGTGGTTGCCGTTGATCCCGGTTTCCTCAACCTTGGTGCTGATTTTGTCGGCTTGCACGTTGAACTGGCTCTGAACCTGTCCGAATTTCCGTGTTAGCTGTCTCGTCTTCACATCTGCCCGGAAGGGATATTCATGGTCAATCTCTTCATCTGTGGGTGCATTGATCTTGCTGAGCGGAAGCCTCGAAGCCTTGGTTTCAAAAGCGTATATGCCGTGATGATCTCCGTTGATGTTGACCGCATCACCGATCTCAAAGTGCGGTGGAATGATCGCATCCGATGTAAACGGACTGTAATTGATCGCAATGCCGTTGGTCTGCCGCAGTGCCGCAAGGATATTGCTTGCCATTGC